AAAGGAGAAATAAAATAACTATGGAACTTCTACATATCGATAAAACACGCGCTGAATCTTTAGTTGAGAAGTGGACTCCAGTTCTGGATTACTCTTCCGACAAAGTTAAAGCTATCTCAGACGAACACACACGCTTGAACACTGCTATCCTTCTTGAGAACCAAGAAAAATGGTGCTTTGAGCAAAACTACGCTGGAGGCAATACATCCGTTTTCGGTTCTGTTGGTGGTACACCTACCACTTCACAGTTCAGTGCGGATACATATGCTAACGGTGATGCTCGTTTGCCAAAAGTCCTCATCCCAATGATTCGTCGTACATTTCCCGAGCTCATCACAAATGAGATCGTGGGTGTACAACCTATGACTGGTCCTGTTGGCTTAGCATTCGCAATGCGTTATAAGTATGAGTCTGATGCTCTTGGCTACTCCGCTAACGGAGACGGCTCAAATACCTCAGCTTATATTGATAACTCAAAAGCTATCTCAGATACTAAAGAAATTGGTTACAACTACTTGAACACAGCCTTCACTGGTACATCCAGTGCTAGGTTATCCGGCGGCCCTGCTGGTTCATTCACAGGCCTCGTCGAAGATTCAGGTGTTGCAGCTCTTCTTGCAAACTTTGAGCTAACATCAAAAATCCCACAAGTAACTGTATCGTTTGAAAAGACCGCAGTTGAAGCCGGTACACGCCGTCTCGCAGCTAAGTGGTCCGTTGAACTCGAACAAGATTTGAAGAACATGAACGGTATCGATATCGACGCTGAATTAACAAATGCTATGTCATATGAAATTCAAGCCGAAATCGACCGTGAAATGATTGCTCGTATGATCCAAACATGCTTGAACGCCGGTGCTGGCATCGGCTATTCAACATGGTCAGCTGTATCAGCTGACGGCCGTTGGTCAGGTGAGCGTGCCCGTGACTTCTACAACAGAATTGTTGTTGAAGCTAACCGTGTTGCTATCCGCAACCGTCGTGGCGCTGCTAACTTCATCATCGCTACACCACGTATCTGCGCAATCCTCGAAACACTTCCTAACTTCACCTGGCAGCCTGTCACCGGTTCTGTTAACACAGCACCTGTCGGCATCGCTAAGGTTGGTTCAGTAGGTGGTCGCTTCCAAATCTATCGTGACACACGCACAGAAGCACAATCAACACAAAGTTACGCCAATGCCGGTTACTCTGGCACTGCACGTTCAACAACTGTTGACTATGCTCTCTTAGGTTATAAGGGCCCTGAGTACTACGATACTGGTATCGTATACTGCCCATATATCCCTGTCATGGTTCAGCGCACAATCGGTCCGAATGACTTCAGTCCAAGAGTTGGTCTCTTAACACGTTATGGGGTTGTAGACCACATCTTCGGTGCTTCACTTTACTATCACATGGTAATCTGCACCGGCTTGGGCCAATCGTTCGTACCTGGTCAAGCAGCTACATACCTCTAATATAGGTATTAGTGGAAAACCTCAACGATTTCAAAGAACTCCCGATCGAAAGGTCGGGAGTTTTTTTTAAAAAGGGTCGTTAGGTAATGCTTCCCAAAATTTAAATTCTTCGTTATACTCAACTGTTTGCTGAGTCATCATGAAACGACATATACGAGCTAAGGTTTCTTGCCTCATAATACGACCGTCTCCTATGTCAAACTTATCAATAGGTATATCAGGAAAATCTGGGGTAAAAACCTGTTTACCATCATACAAAAACATTTCAATATTTCTGCCAATAGTTATATAGACTGCAAATTTTTCCTTTGTTGTTGGAGGCATTGGCAAAGGAATATATGTTGAAGAATGCTTTGCCATTAACAAATATTTAAGTTGTATACCAGAAGGGCCGGGCACGTTTAGTCCAAGTTGCAAAAGGTTTATCTTTTATAATATATTGCCGGTATTGCTCAATAACAGAAAACTTGTCAAAGTCTTTTATCTTTCGGCATTCAGTATCTTTAGCAATAGCAACAGTGAAAGGTGTTGGTTTATTATTTGTATGAATAGTCTTGTCTTTATTTTGTTTACACCATTCAATGAACTCTTTAGTAAAATGGGGATTGGAATCTGGCCAGCGATAATCTCTTTCGTCAAACATTTCCAAAGCATGGTCTATGAGCCACATAAAATTAGCTCTTGATTCCATTGTCCAAAGAGTACATTGATGTTTGGCATAACCTTTACCAGCTTTACGTGCCTTTCCTGTCTTAGTTCTCGGACATTTCGGATCTTGTAACTGTTCGTTTGTAAAACAGTTTTGCAGCATAATAGCCGACTCAATTTGCATTTTCGATCTGACATGTTTATCACAAAGGTCTTGCGCTGCTACAATCGGATCCTCGTTAGTTACAAATATATTCACAACATAAATAATATACCTATAAACCGTTTAATCAACCTATTTATTGAATAAATAATACAAATGTCAGACTGTAATTATACATCTATAATTTATGAACAAGAGTGTATTGGAGATTCTCTAGTAAAAATAAATAACAACTTTAATAATTTAAACGGAGCTGTCTGTGACTTAGAATCAAATTTATCCACTTTAAGCGCTAATATAACTGCTTTTATAACCGATACTATATCAGGAAATATTATAAATTATACACATACTAACTTTTTACCTCTCACGGGGGGTATTATATCAGGTGAAGTTAAAATTAATAGTAATTTGACTGTAAATGGTAATATTTCTGGTAATAATTTAAAAATCTCTTTTAATCAAGGATCTGCTACCGGAAATTACAGTTTTGCTATTGGTAGTGGTATAGCTTCTGGTACTAATAGTCATGCTGAAGGATTTAATACTGTAGCTTCTGGCTTTTACAGTCATGCAGAAGGAAATCAAACAAGAGCTTTAAATGCACAAACACATGCTGAAGGATATAATTCAGAAGCTTCCGGAGAAACAAGTCATGCAGAAGGATCTAGTACTATAGCTTCAGGTGCTAATAGTCATGCAGAAGGATCTAGTACTATAGCTTCAGGTCATGCAAGTCACTCTGAAGGTTTTCTTACCGTAGCTGCAGGTGCAGGAAGTCATGCAGAGGGATTTGCCGCGACAGCAGGTCACGATTGGACATATATTTGGTCAGATGGTAATTTAGGAACTATTACTCAAAATATTTCTACTACTAAGACAGGCCAGTATATGGTTAGTGCATCTGGTGGAGTATTTATACCCGGTAAAGTTGGTATTGGCACTGATAGTGTTGCCAACGCTTTAACAGTTGTAGGTAATATTTCAGCCTCAGGTTATGTTTACGGGCAAAACAATACAAGAACATATAAATTTTTATCAGGTGGGGAAACATCTCTAGATGCAGGGCTCCATGATGTGTTTTTTGCTATAGTTTCTGGTTCGAGGGTTTTTAATTTTGTAAATTTTGCAATAGGTAGTACAGTTGATTTATATCTTTCAGCTAATCATACGCTTGGTTATAGACATTATTTTCCAACTAATACATTTGTACACCCCGGATCTGGTAATACAGCTTGGACATATAATAGTTATGTTACTAAAATAACATTTCAAAATATTAACGGACAATATATTGGCGAAAGTGTAACAATACAAACTAATGTACCCCCTATTACATCAACTGCACATATGATGCTTGATGGTATTACCGGGTTTTTATTACAAGAAAATGAAAATTATTTAATTTTAGATTAATTACTTAAATAAATAATATTATATGGCTGATTTACGCATATCCCAACTTACCGAGCTAACAACACTACTTTCTTCTGATGTTTTTCCGGTTGTTAATTCTAATGAAACTAAAAAAGTAACATTACAGTCTATTAAAAATGCTGTTCTAACTGGTAATATTTCTGGTAACAATTTAAAAGCTTCTTTTAACCTAGGATCTGCTACCGGAAATTACAGTTTTGCAGAAGGTTATCTAACGACAGCTTCTGGTTTTTACAGCCATGCAGAAGGAAATCAAACAAGAGCTTTAAGCGCTCAATCCCATGCTGAAGGATATAATTCAGAAGCTTCTGGGGCTTCTAGTCATGCTGAAGGCTCAAGTACAAAAGCTTCTGGTGATAATAGTCATGCAGAAGGTACGAGTACAACAGCTTCAGGAGCAGTTAGTCATGCTGAAGGAGTTGTTACAACAGCATTTGGTTATGCAAGCCACTCAGCAGGTTTTAGAGCAACGGCTGCTCAAGATTATACCTATGCTTGGTCTGATGGTAATTTAGGAACTATTACACAAAATATTTCTACTACTAGAACAGGTCAGTATATGGTTTCAGCTTCAGGAGGGATGTTTATACCAGGTAGGGTTGGCATTGGTACTGATAGTGTTGATAATGCTTTAACAGTTGTAGGTACAATTAGTACTTCAAATCACGGTAGTTCAAATCTTTGGAATCAGGCTTACAATGTTTCTACAGCATATCAAAATGTTTCTTCCCTTGCTATTATACAAAATGGGAATTCTTTAGGACAAAACTTATTAATAGGTACGAATGATAATTATAATTTTACTTTAGAAACTAGCGGAACACCAAGAGTAACTGTTTTAAACTCTGGAAATGTTGGTATTGGTACTGCAACTCCAAATCAAAGATTAACTGTCTCAGGTAGTATTTCCGCTACTAATATTATTCAAAGTAATCAAATTGCTTTTAGTGTTGATAATAATGGTGCAACTTCGCCTGTTGCTGGTACTGTAACATACAATGTAACAAGACTAAACAGAGGCAATGCAATGAATGCTTCAACAGGGGAATTTACTGCTCCAGTTACAGGTGTTTATCATTTTACTTTTTCTGGAATTGTTCAGGAAACTGTTTCTGCAAATTATCACGAAATACAACTACGCGTAAATGGTAATTGGAGCACAGCATCTGCTGGTATTAGAGGCTGGACTTACGGGAATGCTTATTTACCTATAGGGTTTGCAGGTACTATAGATTTAAACCAAGGAGATATAGTAACAGTATTCGTGTCTCAAAACTCCGGGTTACATGGTAATAATGCTTCTAATTTCTCTGGTTTCTTAGTTGGTTAATTAAAGGTTTTTATTAATACCTTCTTTAACAACTACTAATACTATTAATAAACAGAATAAGTGTTATAATTTAATAAGTAATATAGATGGGAACTGTACTAACCCCTATATTATCAGCAACAGCTGGTACATCAAGATCTTATAATCCGGGTATAGCTGATACTTATTCGTGGGTACCTATTGAAGGGGAGGCTCTAGGTAGACCTCTTTATGCCAGAGCTTCTTATGTCACTAACTTTTCAGATATGTCGATACATTTATCGGCTTCCGAATTGTCTATTGGAGCTGTTACTTTAAAAGACAACAATTCTGGATTAAATGCTGATGTTGTTAGTGTTCCGGGGTATGGCGCAGGGTTACAAGTGCTTACTCAGGATTTAGAATCTACTATTGACGATGTAACAATCGGTGATAAAGACGGGTATTATGCTTCTGTAGACCCTCTATTGTCTTCTTTGCAAGTTAAGGTTACAAACACTTATCCTATTACGTATGCACAAGATTCAGGACATGTTGATGCATTTGGAAGACTGAGAGCATCAATGCCAACAACTCTTTTTGATTCTAAAACTCTTCATAATAAGTCTAGTCTCTTTTGGTCTCAAACAGCTGTGGGAGTAGGTTCTGATGTTCGTTTTACAAGTGAAACTGATGATGCATCTGTGACATTATCTGCAGCAAATATAGGAGGATATGCTATTAGACAAACAACTCAGAGGTTTAACTATCAGCCTGGTAAATCTCAATTAGCTATCTTCACAGGTATAATGAACCCTGTATCAAATGCTATTAAGAGATATGGTTTATTTCAAAGTTTAACTGCTGTTCCCTTTACACCAAATTGCGGTCTTTACTTTGAAACACAAACTGATTCAGCTTCATCAATAGCAGTAGTTCAACAAAATAATGGTTTCCTTGTTCCATCTGTATCAGCTAGAAGAGAGAACTGGAATATCGATAAACTAGATGGAAAAGGTCCCTCTGGTAAAACTTTAACTCTATCTGCAGCTAATATCTTTTTAATTGACTATGAGTGGCTTGGAGTTGGTAGAGTAAGATTCGGTACAGTTATTGATGGTCAAATTTGTTATTGTCACGCAATCAACAATGCAGGTAATGTTCAAGGGGCATACATTAAAACACCTAACCTCCCTGTAAGAGCTGAAGTAAGACAAACTGGAGCAGGAACAGCTTCAATGAAAGTAATTTGCTCTTCGGTTATGTCTGAAGGAGGTGCTGACTTTACAGGTGTTACGAAATCAGTAGATGCTGGAGATTATCCAGGTTTGACAATAGCAGCTGGGGCTAAAAGAGCTATACTTGGAGTAAGACTCCAAGCTGCTAAACTTGATAGTGTTAATGAAGTTATTAATTCCTCTGTAACAATGATACCTCAAGGGGCATCAACACAAGCTGCTTTTCATTATGAACTTTTACATAACCCAACTTTATCTGCTGGAGGGACTTGGCAAGATGTAGATGTTAATAGCAATTTCCAATATTGGAGAGGAAACGTTGAAATTGGAAATGAAGGAACTGTTATTGCCTCTGGTTATGGTTCTGTTGGTAGTGCTTTAGATTTATCTAACAGTAAATTTGAAAAATTTTTAAGAATGGGTTGCTCTATTGATGGCAGAAGAGATGAATTATATCTTGCTGTAACCCCGTTACAGGCTAATTCTGGTGTTTACGGAGCTATAACTTACTTAGAATCTGATTAAAATAGAATAAATAATATAGCTATGGCACAATATACCACAAAGCGTAAATACACAAAGAAACCTTCAACCCAACTTAAAAAAGTTGTAAAGAAAGTTAAGAAAGAAACAGTAGAAGCTGTACAAACAGTAGCTGAAATTCCAGCTGCTACTGTACCTGCTGTTAGGTCTTTCTGGCAGAAGAGTGTTGATTGGGTTAAGGGCTTGGCAAAGTAATGTTGTTTAACTAGATTCTCTAGTTAAATAATATATACATGGCACAAATAGGACCAGATTATACCTATAATACTGATGCTACTATAGCTCCAGCTACTCTACGTAAGATTGCTATTATAGCACGTAAAAATCCACAAGCTGCTTCTACAATATCAGCAATACTCGGTGTTGGAGATTCTATACCCGGTCTTAATATAAATGCAAATGCAAGTCAAATACTTAACGGTTTTGATTCATACATGAGAAATTTAATCCTTACTCAATTTTCTCAAGAGCTTGCTATAGCTCAAGCACAATTTGGAACAGGCGGATCAGGTGGCGGAGGTTCTAGCGGGAATTATAGCTTTTCTATTTTTGATCAAGCCTCTCAAAGTGTTAATAACTATTTAGATCAAATATCAACAACAACAGGTGTTTATTTAGGTGCTGCAAGTACTAGTATTACAAAAGGTATAAAAGATATAATGAAACCGGTATCCCCTTTTATCGGTACCTCTTTAGGAACTTTATCTCAAATTGTTAAAGACCCTCTCGGATCTTTAGCTCGGTTACCAGATTATATGTTACGAATAGTAGAAAGTATTAGCCCGGCAGCTGCCGCTACTATTGAAAAGTTTTTTAAATCCCAAAAAATGTCAAATCTTACAAGACTGCCTAGTTTAGTTTTTGGAAGTATAAGAAGTGTAATTCAAGCTATTGATTACGCTTTAGCCTTCCCTGCTATGATTATATCAGATTTGTATAATCTTGTATCTGATATAATGGAAGGAGTAGCTGATTTAATTGACCAAATACTCAATCAAGTTATACAATTTATATATGATTCATTATTTGGTTGGCTGGATGATATATTTCCTCTTTCAGAAATTTTAGAACTGTTAGGGGAAATTAATGGTTTACTTGGACAAATCGGGGGTATAACAACAGCGCTATTTGGAACAAATTTTATATCAAGTTATACATTTAATTTACAAGGATATATTACAGGTATTACTAGTGCTCTTTCAAACCCAATGACTTTAATCAATACCTATTTACCAAATCAGGTACAAGATGTTTTATTTACATTACGGAATCCTGCACAGCTTGTAAATAAAATGATACCAACTGAATTAACTAACTTCTTAGGTAAAATACAACAGGTCACAGGTATTGGGTTAAACGGTAATATGGGTTATAGTTTTCTAGGGGTTTTAGAAGCTTTTAAAGGTGGTATTGTTGGTAATATCGTTCGAAACTTTTCAAATCAGTATCGTATATTAACACCACTTTTAGGACTTACTTCGAATACAGGTGGTGCCGCGGCAGCACCAGGAAGTATACCTGCTTATTTAAACTCGATAACTAATTCTTTAGTTACTCACGGTATCTTGCAACCACAGAGTGTACCACCTGCTATATTGGCACCGCAAGGCCCGTAAGGACATTTGTTGATAAAAATAAAAAAAGTTTTAAGTAATAATAAAAATGAGAGACACAAAACAATATTTTGGAAATTATTTAGGTTTGTGTATTAATAATGACGATCCTGAAAAACGCGGTCGCGTACAAATTTTTATACCGCACGTTTTACCTGCTTTATATGATGATTGGAATGCTGTTGAAGCGGATATAAAACTTTTATGTGTTGGGGATAATTTACCAAATAGCTTAAAGGCGGATATGGTAAAAAAATTAATGGAGGTTTTACCTTGGGCTGAATGTGCATCTCCTGTTATTGGTCAAGCATCTCCAGGCACTTTAGTAGATCCAGGTGGTGCCAATTACTTTTGTCAATCTCCTAACCCTTATGGTCAACCGGATGTTGCATTTACGGGTATTGGTAATACAGGTACTTTTTCTGCTGGAGGTGGCGGAATTATTAATAATGCAGTATCAGGTGGCGTAGGGGGCAATTGGGCAGGGTCTTTAGATAAAATATCGCAAATATTACCCCCCGGGACGTGGGACCCTTCCTCTCAAAAACGACCCGGTCAACAAACATCATCTGGGAATACATCAGACCATTATCAAGGTAATGATAAAGCATATGCGGTAGATTTAGGACTTAATTCAAGCTTTGGAGGAAATAGTGAAACAGCAACACAAACAGCTATACAAATAACTAATAACGTTCTTGCACAATCAGGAAAACCCCCAATTACCTCTTGGGATGCATATAAAGGATCTAAATTTCAAATTACTACCCCTGATAACTATAGAGTGCAAATTATATGGGAATCAAATGTTGGTGGTAACCACTACGATCATATACATGTAGGGGTTGAATATAAGGGCAAATTAGCCGATCTCGGTACTGGAGGAACTGGTGGTGGGGCTGGTACTGGATCTACGAGCTCTTATAGTCCCGCTCTACAACATTCATCTTCTTGCTTACGCACTGGCTCTGGTGGACAGACACCAATACCAAAACAAACACCACCTGTTGACGATGAAAGTATGAACCGGCTCGGACCAGATCCAGCAGTGGCTGCTGGAGGTGGCACTCTTTCAGTTCCTGGTGTCGGACAAGGCGGCGCTCCTGGGACATCTGGTGGCTCAAGCATTGAAAATTTATCTTTTCGTAGTAATCAAAACGGGGTAACTTTAAATATTGATACAGATGGTATAGGTGATCCAGGTTTTAACGACCCTACGAGACAAGGACAAACAAGTGTACCAGGTTTAAATGCTAACACGCAAGCTTTTTTTGTTTTACCTAATTTACCTGAGTATTATAAATATAAAGGTAAAGTAGTTTATGCAGTAAATAATACAACAAATAAAAGTATATTAGGTATTGTAGGAGATTATGGCCCGACTAACAAAGGTTTTGGTGAAATGTCTTTATATGCCGCCCGACAGTTAGGGGTTTGGACCGACGGAATGGGTAATAGTGCAAATACCGATCATGATGTTGAATTTTTAGTTTTTGGAGACAGTCCTGAGTTTAATAGCGGTTTCAATCCCGCGGATTTACAAGCTTATGGTACTTCTCAAAATATAAGTGCAAATCAAGCATCAGCTTTACAAGTAGGTAATGGTGCACCATCTCCACTTGCTGTATCTGATCCATGGCCGGCTACACCAACAATTAATATGAATAATATGGCATCAGGGGTGTTCACTTACCCTAATGCTGGTGCTCAGCTCTGGGTCTTCTTTAGAGAAGGTAATCCGAGATTTCCTGTCTATTTTGCAGCTAGTTACGGACAAAGTGAGTGGCAATCAGTATATCGTTATAATGTAGATGATAAAGGAATAGCTGAAGATATTTTTGGTTATAAGCCTGTAACTACACCTCAAGAACAAACAATTTCAAATCAAGGTACTATGAAATTTGGTCCAGGAGCTATAAGATGGACAAACCATATAGATTTTAATAATGTTCTTAACGATGAACAATCTATAGGAATGTTTCATTTAGATGGTAGTGGAATAAATTTAGGTATTGGTTGGGATTCCTATTATAGTGCATATGATAGAAGAGATACTATAGTAGGAGATGAATTTAAAACAGTAGGTGGTTATAGTCAGCAATTATACTACGGTGGGGTTAATATGTATATAATGGGTAATTTTGTTTTTACTGTTGGATCCCACACTCAATCATCCATTAATGCAGCAAATGAAATCAATCAAATCTTTGAGAATGCCCTTAAACCTTTAGCTGAAAAACAATCTACAGGTTATGGAAAAGATTGTAAGCAACCTGGTAGTGGTGGAAGTGGCGGTGAAGGTGAGGGCGGTGAAACTTTTGACGAAAATTTACCCCCGCTAGATCCTCTTCCAGAGGATAATTTACCTGAAATTGATACTGTAGACCCGAATAGTGCAGAGGATAATTTAGTTCAATTTACTGATACTGATGATTTAGGACGGCCTATTGATGAAAATGGAAATCTTATAGACGGCACCTATTTTAATACACAATCAATAAACGAAACGGATTATACAAATCAAAAACAAAAAGCGTTAGATTCTTTAGCGAATAAAATACTTACTGCTGGCGGGTTTGATAAACTTCCCCCTGAAACACAAAAAAGAATAAATGATTTAGGATCAAATTTAGAAAAATTTGAAATAGCAAGATTTGGAAAACCTATACCCATCACTGGCAACGCTACAGTTACTGAACCATTAGAATAATCTAGCCTTTTTAAAATAGTAAAATAATTAATTTTAATATGCCAAAAACACAACCTTGTCCATTTTGTCAAGAAGGAGCACCAGGGGATAGAGGAGTTTTAGTCAATAGAGTCGGTAAAGTTACCTCTAGTATTACTGGATGGTTTCAAAGAACTTTAGGTATTCGAATACCTATCAGTAGTGTTATACAGTATATGAGAGAACGGTCTCCGGTACCTAAAGAAGAAATTATAGAAAAATGCGGGTATTGTAAAAACGAAAGAATTATAGAAGATCCGAATGATGATACAGAAATAGAATTTCAAGTCGCAGTTACTTTAACATCACAGGCAGATAAAATTGCTGAACTCGAAGCATTATTATAATAATTTATGGGTGGAAATTTAATATTTAAAACGTCAGGAGATATATTGCTAAAGGCAGGTCACACCATGCCTCAGGATCAGTCGTATAGAATTGATTACTGTGCATTACCTGCAGGAGGGGGATTAGCGGGCGGTCAGGATTATAAAAAAGACGGAGCAAACAACTTCCCAATACCATACGGTACTGCTTGTAATAGTGTAAAACGGCTTAATATTCCCCCGCGGGCTGGGGCTGGTACTCTATCTTTTGCTGCTGGTAATGGTATTTCTTTTACTGCAGGTAGTCCTCAAGGTATCGACTTTGTAACCTCAGGACACTTTAGTGTAAATGCTCCAACAGCCGAAATACCTGCAGTGCAATTGTCTCTTGGCTCAGATCAAGGACAAACAACTATTGCAGGTAATAGTGTAACAATGCTCGCAAAAGCTGTTAATATCGGTACACAGGCTGATAGCGGGGAACAAAGTACTGTTTTTATACGAGGTGGTTTAGGAATTCATGGAGATGCAATTTGTAATGGAAATCTTCATGGAGAAACCGTATCCTGTGTTACATTAGCCGGAGTTAAGGAAAAAGTATATATAGGTTCCGGTGGAGGTGGGTCGGGTACTAACACTTACGGAGGCCCGGGGTTTTGGGGCGGACCAGCTGTGGAAGGTATTATAGCAGGAATTCGACAAACAGTTAGTTATTTCCTTATGCAGGGACCTGCACATCCAAAGTTTTCACAACAAATTACCGCCCCTAGGTACTGGCTTGGAGGATCCGATGCTATTATAAATGCAGCTTACTCAGCAAGACCAATAGAAAAAATACCTACCGGTATTACATTTACTCTCGGTTTTATACCCGGTCTTGTTTGGAACTGGCCTCATATACATGCAACACCTGACGATCAACATTTTCACGAGCATGATCAACTTAAAATGGAATTGTATGATGATTCAAGAGCTCTTCGAAAGGCTCAAGCTCGAAGATCAGCTCAACCTTCACCTAAAAAATATGAAAAATCTATTCTAGATATTATAGAAGAATTCATACAGATGTTAGCACAAATTTTTACAGGGGCTTGGAATCAACTTGGTACTTTTATAAAATAACCTTAGTACATTTGTTTTAAATTATTTACGTAGAAGGTTATTATTTTTTCGTTTGTTTCATACGGATTATTATAAATATCATTCATAGTAACTGTCTGAATAAATTCATTAAATCTAATATTATTTTTGATCATCTCGTCTGGTAAAGTAAAGGTATCAAAAGCTGATAATTCTCTTAACTTAACATCTATTGAACAAGGAGAAGCTGCAACAGTATGGTATCCAGATATATTTTGTTGCATTGTATTAGTAAAGTCTTTTTGATAATCTATTATAAATTGACCGTATGTTTCTGGGTCAAAATCTTCTGGAACTTCTACGTCATGTAGAGTAGGAAATTTATAATCAGGACCAAAGTACTTTAATTTCAACCGTTCATAAGGATTAACAGGCTGACCAGATAGTGATTGTGCAGCAGAAAAAAGAGCTGTTTGAGTAAATCTCTCTACGGCTTCAGGTGCTATAGCAGATAATCTTTGTAAAAGAGCAGTATCAAAACCTTTATAATATTCCATAGACTATAGTTTATATTAACTACAGCTAAATTACAACTAACAAAACATCTCTCCTAAGAACCCTTCCCACTTTTCATGATGAGCCGCTATATCAGGCTGTTTATTTGATTTATACACGGATTTAGAGAGATTACGGTAAAACATGGGAGAGGGTGCTCCGTGACGCAAGAATCTATGTTCTAATGCTTTATAAAAGAAGGATAATGATATAAGTGTCTTACTAGCAAGGGTTAAGGGATCATCTCTATGAACATAAGGCAAAGGATTAGGTTCGTCTATCATTTGACTAACAGTAACACCCACTCTATGACATTCGTCTTCTGAAGAAGCAAACCTTGCAGTTAAACAAACTAAACAAATAACATCTATAGGATTAGAAGATAAAAATTTATCTGACTTTATAGTAATTTGTTCACCGATAGCTTGACGTAATGCCGTGTGAAGCGAGTTATCACCTTTGTAAAAGTCTCTTATTCTCTTACAATCATCTGGGTCGTAAAGCTCATCGATGAGAGCGTTCACGTTAATATTTATTTGCCGATAGAGACTTTATTTTATAAATATTAATGTGATTCAACATATAGTTTATCAAACTACAAATCTTATTAACAATAAGAGATATATTGGTTACCATAAACTTATAACACCTGAAAAGAAAATATATTACGGATCAAATAAGCATCTTAAAAACGCTATTAAAAAATATGGTGAGCAAAACTTTAAAAGAGAAATACTATTTACTTTTAAAACAAAAGATGAGGCTTTACAGAAAGAAGCTGAATTAGTTAACGAAAATTGGATAAAGCAAAATTCTACTTATAATCAAGCATTAGGTGGTAGCTGTCCGCCAAACAAAACAGGTTGTAAAGAAAGTTTAACAACTTGCAATATTAAAAGTAAAATTAGTCTTAAAAAATGGCAAACAGGACAGCGAGAGCATGTTCGAGACTTATTACGTAAAAAATGGCTAGGCAAAAACAATATAATGCATATACCTGAAATTAAAGAAAAAAATGCTAAAAGTAGAACTGGCCTAAAGCGTACCGAAGAATCGAAAAATAAAATGAGTATGGCATGGACAGATGAAAGAAAAAATAAATTAAGTCAAAATAACCCAGCTAAATTAGAAAAAAATAAACTTTTAAACAGTCAAAGAATGAAACAAAATAACCCAATGTATAATAAAGATACAAGAGAAAAGAGGTTAAATAAAAAACTTATACAGCTTAAAAACACTAAAACAAACATTATTGAACAACATATTAAAAGTGTCTGGCAAAAAGAGTTTAAGGTTAATATTTGGGATCTTTGTGCTGGTAGAGTTAAAAGCTCGAATAATTGGACAGTAGTGTAATTACTTCTTATACATCTGAAGTTTATTTACAATAAACTTTAAAATTTCAGAACGCATAATATCTTCTTCTAATAACTCTACACAGTAAATACCTTTGTTGCGAGATTCTTCGTCGTTAAAAAGATCAAAAAGAGGCTTAAACCCTGTTTTACCCTTCTCTTTAATATCTGTCTGCATCGGATCTCCGCAAAATATAAACTTACTAAAATTACCCATTCTTGTAATAATAGTTTGAATTTCAGAAAATTCAGCGTTTTGCATTTCATCAGCTATTATGTAATTAACATTAAAAGAAGCTCCTCTTAAAAAGTTAATGGGTATAGGTTTAATTCTTTGGTCATCGAATAAAAATTTAATATTATTTGCTGGTAATAATTCCTCTAATTTATCAATTAACGGCATTATAAATGGTTTAAGTTTGTCGTCAGCCTCACCGGGCAAAAAGCCCAAAGATTTAGAAGCACTTTCAACAACAGATCTTATATAAACAATTTCACTTACTTTTCTTTGGCTTAAAAGTTTTAAGCCGCAATATGTTGCAAGCATTGTTTTAGCTGTGCCGGCAGGTCCACTAATAAAAACAGCTCTAGTATCTTTATGTAATATAAGCTCAATTAGAGCTTTTTGCTTTTCCGTCCACGGTAAATCCCGAATATTAAGTTCATGTTTGATTTTCTCCCTTTGAAACACGTATGGTGAAGTATCAGGGACCGGCGCCGTATTGCTCTCAGCGTTGTTTTTTACTCTGCGAGAGCGCTTACTTTTGCTCATGCTATAATATTTATTCTTGCCAAACAAATAAAAGGCTGTATAATTACTTTCATGGGATTATTTGATTCACTATACGTTAAAAAGAAACTACCTTTAACTAAAGAGCTTAAAGATCTCAAGGTTGATTGGGAAGAACTAGACTTTCAGACTAAAGATTTAGAAAACGCTTTAGATACTTACGAAATTACTAAAGCTGGTAAACTTCGTCATCTTTGGCAAGAAAGAGCTTGGAAAGATGATGATGACGCTTTTTTAAAAGGTTATTTTGAAGTAGTTAAAGAGGAGTGGAGAGATGTAGACTTTCACGGTACTATTAACTTTTACACATCTTATTGTGATAATAAAAAATATTATTGGGACTATGTAAACGATGACCCGGAACAATTAACCTGGGAGGATATTGAACTAATCCAAGGCAATGATTGGTGGTTTGAGTTTGAAGCCTACTTTACTAAGGGTAAGCTTGATGACATTAAACTTATTAAAGTTAGTAAAGACCCTATCAGCGAAAGAATTGCTAATAACAAAATCTGGGCTGAAAAAAGAGCTATAGAGAATAAAAAGCTTTCAAGACAAGCTGTAAAATTTTTAAGAAAATTTAGCTGGTATAGATCTTTAATTCGTTATACAATTAAGGGTACAAATAGTTTACACAATGCTCTGACAAAGGTGTTATATAAATTATAAACCTGCTATAACCTCTCCCCAAGCTTCTTTTGTCTCGTCATCGAGATTCATTAATAAACCACGATCTTTTGGTTTTATACTAAAAATATAGTCTATAAGAGGCTTAAACTTTCTTTCATAATTGTTGTAGGTAAAATGTTTATTTGAACCGTTACTGCCATATACAAGAGTTTGTCCGGAGTGTCTCATTTGACCGTGAGTGCCAGTACCTTTCTTTTTAGGTTCCATTAGATATAAATCAAAATCTCCAAATACGTTATCTTCATCTTCATTAAACCATATTTCTTGAAAGACTTTAAACTCTTTACCAGCATACTGTATATCAAAAGCATCAGTATAGTAATCATCATCAGGCTGATCTTTGAATTGTTTCATTGATGTTATTTTTGGTTTCATAGTTCAGTTAAAGCACTACCCCAAGCTTGATCTGTTTCTTTATCAATATTTAAATTCTTTCTATAAAGAAGTTTCTGCCAGTCTTTATGACCTTGCTCAGCCATATATCTGCCAACTGCCATAAAAACTATACCCATAACTCTAACACCTTTGTGCATTTGATCTTCTTTGTCATACCCTGATAACTGTCTTGGCAAAACTTCATCAAAATCAATCGTATCGTATCTAGTTAATGCGTTTGTTAAACTATCAATATTTCTAATACCTAAAATAGTTTCAATTTTTTTTAGCTCATCTTGTGTAAACATTTTTAATCTTGGCTCTAACAAGTAATAAGCAAAATTTGCTACAAATTGTTTATCATCTTGTTCAGGATTAAAATTAAAAATTCTTTTAAAATTGCCATTTATAATAGCTTGATTGTTCATAGAGGTCTTTACAAACCCCATTAGTATATTAACTAAATAGGTTAAAAATTTTTTTTCTTTATCTGTGAGGTCAACCTGTACCTCTTCAGATATAAGTTGATATAATTGTTCAAATTTCATCGGCTATTCCTCTCCAAGCATCTTTTGTTTCATCATCTACATTGTACTTATTAATTGGATGATATTCTTTTAATTCCCCTCGATTAGCAATTTTTAAAGCTGAATGAAATTCTAAGTTACTCCAATAATCAGCGGTATCTTGATCATGTCCTAACTTAGACATATATTCACCTACCCCTAAGTTAAATCTATTTCTTGTCTTTATTGAAAATGCCATTGGTATTAAAATAAAATACCAAGTGTCGTTTAGTCTCGGTTTTAAATCTTCGTTATAAGCAGCAACAACTCGACAACCGACATCGTAAAACGTTTTTGTTCTAGCTTTATCAGCATAATGAGTAGTAATATATTTTAAAAAAATACTAGCTATTACATCAGTATCATAAAGAGGTGCTGCCTGCATTTTTGCGAGATACTCTCTACTAAAGTTCATCTAAAACTCCCTTCCAAGAATCTTTTGTTTCTTTATCTACATTGTATTCATCAAGTGGATCGTAATCTGTTATCCCGCCCATGTCCATTAAATTCATACGAGCGGGGTAACGGGTCATAGTAGAAAACTCTATTGGTTCGTAATGGTGCGGGGAAAGCGCACTCCCAAGCTCTTTAGCAAACATTTTAAAATCATCATGATCAAACTTGCTAGGGTATAGTACAAAATAAAAAGGTCTAAACGGCTCAACAGTTGCTGTACTAATACGAGCGCCTTTAGGTATTTTTTGCAAGAGCGGTACAGGTCTCACCACTACTTTACAACCTCTTAATCCCCATTGAGATTTTTTCAAAAAATTGTAAGCTGCATGCGCTAATTTTTTGTCATCATTTAAAGTATGTAAACCATAATTTAAAAGTTCATTATCAGAATATATATGACTTGTTTCAGCGCTATACTCTAATATTAAATTTTTATAAAGTTTATTAAAGTTCATTTATAACTCCTCCCCAGGCTTGTTCTGTTTCTTTATCTAAATTGTATTCTTTATACACTTTAAATTGAGTTATACCCCAATCTTTTGTATCTTTTTCTAAATAAGCAAAATGACTACCAACAAATATACTCTTTAAATCTTCGTTAAGTTTAAGTTTAATTTCTTTTTCTCGTTCATATGAACCCTCTCCAAATTCAGGTGGAAATATAATCAAACCGTATGTAAAGATCTTTAAAGCAATATTTTCAATAGCGCCCATAGAGCTTATACCGTATTGTTGATAAATTTTCGTTTTTTGTTTTTGTGTTAAATTATTTTTTATCCACTCTGTTAGTTCACTATGAGCGCGCCAAAATTCAAAATTTGGTGTTGCTACTAACTCTTTTGCTTTTTGTTCTATTTCATTTCTAGGTTCAACATCAGGTACTAGACCGCGAATGCCTAATTTATAATAACCTTTTTGTCTTAGTAATCGTACTATATCTTTCATTTTTCTAGCAGATACTTCCCATTTTGTGTAATTTTTTAATATTTCTTTAATAGTATAGATGTCTTTGTATTCTCCAACTACACTTTCATAAAGCCGATTAAAGTTCATCTAATACATCCTCCCAAGCTTGTTCAGTTTCTTTATCTAGTGTTTTGTATTCTGAAAAGTTTTTAAAGTGTGTTATATCTTCATTTATTTTTAAAAAACTACTATAAGGTATATCCTTACAATATACCTCTATTTCAAGATTCATATTAGGTACAGGATTTCTAGGCCCTATTAGTTGGGATTTTGGTAAACGTGTCATTTCTTCTGGCATAATCAAATACCCTTTTGAATATTTTTCAATTAAATTTTTAGCATGGTATAAAGAAAGCTCATTAGATTGAGTGGGAGAATCATAAGGCCCTGAACGATTTAAACCAAGCTCTTGTATTCTTTGTGCTGGTACATTTTCTTTTGTCCAAGCTCTAAGTTTTTTAATATTACCTATTATACTCATAGGGTCATTTTGTTCAACAATTTCTTTTGCTTTAGCTTCTACCTCGTTTGTTTCTTGAAGCACTGGTACTATAACCCGAATACCATGATTATAAAAACCTTTTCTTTTAATATATTTTTTAATATCTGGTAAAAAGGATATATTCGATTCCCATATCTTATAATTTTTAAGTTCATCTAAAGTATAGGTATCTTTCTCGCCAACCATATTTTCAAAAAGAGTTTGAAATTTCATAAGCCTGATAGTACATCTCCCCAAGCTTCTCCGGTTTCTTTATCTAATTTTTTAATAAACTCTCTATCTTTTATTTCTTTTTTAATATCTTGTTCTTTAATATTGGGAGGGGTGTGGTAATAACCTGCTTTTGGTATACCTTTTAAAGAAGTAAGTTTATGAGAATCATAAAAATTAAATTGACCCTTAACTACTGTATTTTCTGCTCCTTGAAAATTAGATATGTAATCACTGTGTATAACTAAATGATTAAGTTTTTTTGGTAAACCTTTAAATGTTCGAAATTTACATTCCCGGAAATCTAATTCGTCCATTACCTGTGGTAATCCTTCTAGAGATTGAAAATCGTAATAAGCAAAATCTATTTCTTCAACTGTATTAGGTATGTTTTTTAAATTTGGAACAACAGGAAAATTAGTAACTTTTGTTCCTCTTGTCCTAGATCTAGATGCACTTAAAAAAACTAGTTTATGAACATTTGGAGGAATTTGTAAACTTGAAATATCTTTTGTTACAATTTTAAGCTGACCCTCTATGACGTAGTCCATAAAGTACGGTAACGTTTTTGGAGAAGCTTGAACATTACCGTCTATTATTTTTTGTTTGTTTATTATTTGAACATTATAATATCTATTAAAATATTCTTCTGAGTCATATTCACCAATAGATATTTCATAAGCTCTATTATATTCATGTATAAGAGCGCTAATATTTTTAGTGATAGAAATAGGCAATGACATCGATGCAATTTGAGCCGCTTCTTTCATCTGATTTAAGAATGCTTTTTTATCAAAAAAATCTGGATCAAAGTCATTTCTCCACTTCATGTCTTTAATATCTATATAAGGAAAAGATATAAAATAAGGAGAGGTAGAGACATTCCCTATTACAGGTTTATGAGCTGTCTCTGTAACAAACTTACCATTTATAGCATTGTTTAATCTATAAAAGCAAATATGTTTATCTAAAAAAGCTTGAGCTTGATCAGATACCTTTTCTGAACCATAGCGATACTTTTCATTTTCTATAGGCACTTTACTGAATTGAGAACTCTTTAAAGGTAGAACCGCTAATACTGTCAAAACATATTTGTTGTTTTTGCTTATAAATTGATGTTGTTTACCGTCGCCAACCCAGTTTAGGTTAAAAGGTGCTGAAGTTAATACATTCTTCATAGCTATTTCAAAGTTTGTATTAGCTTGTAACTTACCACCTGTTGACCCTTTAACATCTTTTGGGTCAATTGTAGGTGCATGACTTACATCTTTTAATTTAACATTTGTATATTTTTTAGCTGCAGCTTCATTTGCAAAAGGCCCTAAAAGATAATGACTATGAAAGGCTTCAACATCATTCTTACTATCAGGAAATTCTACAGCATATTTTACATAAGAACCTGGCACTTGTTTATACCCTACCACTTTACCGTAATGACCAACATAATACGCACTCCTTTGAGACTGATACATGGACCATCTATTATCTCCACTTATTACAACATAATCCCCAATATGGTATTTTGCTCTCGGTCCGGGATTACCAAACCCTTTTGCTTTATAATCTTTTAAAGTGCCTTCAGATATATAGTCCTTTAATGTAAACATGTTATTTTATTATTTATTTGAATAAATAACTATAATCTCTTTATGTATTTGTCATCTAGGTATATAGACGAAAAGCAAATTTTTGATAGATATCAGAGTATTCTTTTAGAACAAACAATGTCTGAAGCTGAAATGGATCCCCAAACATTTCAAGCGTTTGAAGACAAGCTAACTAAAGCTAAATTTACTTTGTATAAAGAAAAACCATTTTTTGGACTACTTTTAACTAAGCTTAGAACTGTTCCGACATATAGTGTACCTACAATGGCTGTAGATAATAATGCCAATATCTATATTAACCCTAATTTTGTTATAAACGAATTAACACCAGATGAAGTTACAGGTGTTTTAGCACACGAAGTAATGCATATCGCTACAGAGACATTCTTTAGACAAAGAGGTAGACGGATGGATCTTTGGAACATTGCTACTGACTACATGATGAATAGAGATATTCTGGAAATGAACATGAAGTTGCCAAAAATGGGTCTTTTACCTGTACAGCAAGGGGATAGATGGATTGTAAAAGTTCCAGGGCTAAAACCTATCGATATTACTGATATATCAGCTGAAGAGTTATACAACATATTATTACCTAAACAAGAAGAGCAAGAAAAACAAATGCAAAAAATAATTGATAAACTTATTCAAGAACAAGGAAAGCTTGATAAGCATTTATCTCCTGAAGAGGCTCAGGGTATAGAAGTAATTGGTGTACCATCAGAAGATTCTGTTTATAAACCAGCTAAACAAGGTCAAGGGGATATAAGAGCAGCTGTACAAGATGCTTTAGATACAGCTAAAAGAACAAGAGGTAATGAAGCAGGAACACCTCGTTCATTCTCTGGGGACTTAATGAAGCCTAAAACTAACTGGAAAATGCTTCTTAGAAACTTTATTAAAGCAGCTAGTACACCGTATTACGATTGGGGTCGTCCAGCAAAACGTGCTATGGCTTCAGGTTACTATGCACCAAAAATGCGTATGGAAGAAGAAGATATAGATCTTGTTATAGCCATTGATACATCAGGATCTATATCAGAAGATATAATAAAGGTATTTGTGAGTGAACTTCTTAATATAATTCGTTCATTTAAGAAAGTAAAAATTAATTTATTATTATGGCATACAAGTGTTTATCATGAAACTGATATAGACACAAGAAAGAAACGCTTTGAAGATATTCAAAAGGAACTACTATCTATGCCATGGCAAGGTGGTGGAACTGAAATATCCTGTATAAAAAAGTATCTTGATAAAAAGAAAACTAAAATAAAGAAGATAAACGGCTTACTTGTATTTACAGACGGTGAAGTTGAAGATAAACCACAATTACCAGATGCTAAGAAGAAGTTGTTTATGATAACAGAAAATGGGAATGATGAAATTCTTAAAAAATACGGTCCAACGTTCTTTGTAGACATACCACATTCTTAATAAATATAATATACTATATGGCGACTTTAAAAAAGAGTAAAAGATTTAATGGTTTGTATTTAGAAGCTTTACCAAAAAAACCTGTAAAACCAGGTGCAGAACAGTCTGAACCTACAGTTGATGCTGACGATATTAAAAGACAAGCTCAACCAATGGTTACTGCTCTTAATCAAAACGCTCAAGATGAATTTGATGATATGGAGCTTGAGGATATTGGTGGTCCTATCGGTAATATAGAACAATACGAACAAACAGATCTTCCAACTTTTAACTATAAATCTTTAGCTCTTTATATTAATTTTGCTTATAATTCAAAACAACCACTATTAATTTACGGTGACCCTGGTATTGGTAAAAGTGAAGTAGTAAAAGGTATTGCAAAACAAATTGCTGAATCAAAGGGTAAACAGTACGTTAACTGGAGTGAAGCATCCACCGCTCAAAAATTAGAAGTTCTTAAGAACCCTGGTCAGTATTTTGTTTTAATCGATGTTCGTGCAAATAAACTTGAGCCTACAGATTTTGTTGGTATACCTGATATTGGATCCCAAGCTGAATATCTTGAAACAAAACAACTAAAATGGATATATTTTATGTCCCAGCCCGAAGCTGATGGTTTACTTTTCTTAGATGAAATTAACCAAGCATCTCCTCAAGTGCTTCGCGCTTTATATGAAGTAGTTAATGATAGATCTGCAGGTGGTACACCGTTCTCAAAAGAATTTACAATTGTAGCAGCTGGTAACTTAGGTAGTCAATTTGAAGAACCTATTCCTCAAGCTTTAACAAACCGTTTTACGGCTGGTGTTCTTATAGCTGACCCTGAAGGCTGGCTAGAATGGGCAGAGAGGTCAGGTATTGATAAGCGTATTATTGCGTTTGTAAAAGCTGAACCAGGTGCTAACTTTTATGCTAAGCCCGAAAACCCTGACGATCCATTTCCAACACCAAGACAGTTATCAAAACTTTCATTTAAGCTCAAAAAGCTATATGCTTATTACGGTAAATTAGCTAAAGAAGGTAAAAGCGTTGAAGTACCAATTTATAAAGCTATCGGTGATCAAGCAGCAGCTCTATGTGGTGTATTCTGGGCTAGAAAGTTTCTAGTTTTCTTAAAACATATTCGTGCTTTTGACTTTAAACAAATTATTAAAAATGTTAATACACTTTCAAAAGAAAGTAAAGATAAGCTTCATGCGTTAGTGGTATTTGTTGTTGGTAAATTAAGACTTGCTACATCTGGTATGCTTAAGTCTCCTAATCAACCTAATCCTAATGATGTTGAAATTCTTGAAGGGGTATTTAAAATTACTAATGCACTTAACAAAGAGTGGGCATTAATACTCTGGAACATGATTAAAAGAGAATTACCACAACCTAACTTTGAAGAGACGTTAAAGTTCTCTATTAAAGGTAATTACGATCCTGCAACAAAAACACAATTTACACAAAAAACATTACCCGAACTTAAAAAACTATTAGCATCATAATGAATAAAAAACAATTAAAAAGACTAGCTGAAAAACACTTCTACCTGGGTAAAAAACTTACACCAGAAGAATCGTTCTTATTAGAAAATTCAAAGTACAAAAATATTGTCAAGAAAGAAACTAAATTCAGTAAAATGCTTGAACAATATTCTTACGGTGAGCAAGAACAACCATTTAAAGTAAAATACACAAAGCGTAGAAAAATGTCAATCCCTGGTATTGATAAAAGTGTTATTAAAGATTTAGTTGATGATATAGAAGATAGATTTAATCTTGGTATTGAAAATTCATCTCCAGCTAAATATGATTCTGTAAACGTTGATAATGTTAAACAGTTCATACAACAATATGCCGATAAGAATTTATTCGATGGTAATATGTTAAGAGAAGTTAAAGATGTAATGGACAGTGAAACTGTTTATGATATTCTTCATAAACTTTATACTTTAGAGATGTAAAAAGTAGTAGCTTTTTTAACTAAAGAACAGATAATATATTGTAATAGATCTTTAACATTTGGGGGTGTACTGGTTTCGACCTGAAACAGAAACTAAAAGCGCATGTAAGGGTTGGTCAGCTGGCCCTTTAAAAAAGCAGACCAAAAACACAAACGCAGAAGATAATACTGATGCTATCTTGGCTGAAGCCGAGTATATCTTCAACAATGCTTCCGAGTTCCTCGGTGGTGTTGAAGAAGAGTATCTCTTAGCAGCCTAAGGTCCTTATAACCAGACCCTCTAAGGTTGTATTGATAAGCAGAGGGAGTCAGATTGTTGGTAGTTCTGATGTAACAATAAAATATCAACCGTATATAGACTGCGATAATGTCTATAGGCAGACTAAAAACTCGGTTAGTATCGCCAAGCAGCCTAAAGTCTTCGTTACCGTATGGTAGCTGAAATGCTAAAGATACTAAAACATGTAGACCTTTTAGTCTATGGATTTAGGAACAGGAGTTCAACTCTCCTCACCTCCACCATTTTAAATTTATGTCACCACAAAAAGTAAACAAACTAGTAATGCAAGGCCGTCTCGTTCCTATTCTTCAGAAGACCGAGGACGGTAAGGTAATGATTTTAGGTTATCG